TGTGGAAGGTGGCGACAACGGTAACGACTTTTTCCGCCTCAATGCCCTTATGATGGCTGACACGTTGACCCTTGAAGAAGTGCAACCCGTGAACCCGTTCGCTGGATTGTTTGGAAAATAAAAAGAGCCTTCCCAATAGGGAAAGCTCCAATTATAAAGCGTTTTTCATGGCTTGAAAAGTCAGTTGGTTAGAATGACTCGCACCAGCAAGCACCCCTTGAGGTGTAACCATCTTGCCAGCACTAGACAAGCCTTGAAAAGCCTTACAGTTTTATCATATCATACTTGCTTTATTTTGTCAAGTATGATATACTTTGTTTAAAAATTGAAAGGAGAGGGACATGACCTCACAGGAATGCCTAGCAGTGCTAGACGCTGCAATGGCAAAAGTCGGAAACGATGAAGAAATTGAGAGCCTAACGGCTGACTTGATTGACATTAAGGCTTTTGTCGGAGAAATTGACACAGTTGTCTCAGTCTTGAATGAAGACGTTGAGCGCCTAAATCTTAAAAACGGTAACCTACGTTCAGCTAATAACGAACTTTACCGCCGATTAGGTCAGCAAGATGAAATCATGAAACAGGCGCAAGAAGACATGAGCGTAGTATCAGCAATCAATGCTGTTATTTAAAGAAAGGAAAAAAGAAGATGAAACCATTTTCAAAAAGTATTAACTGGTATCCTAACAACGCACTAGACGCACTCAAGGACGAACCAGAAACAGTCGCAGAAGTTACACCACCAGCAGTTATGCCTGCTGACACGCCAGCGCAGGAAGTGCCAAACTACCCAGCGCAAGCCCCAGCAAGTGAAGTTGAGGGCGTAGAAATGAACATCGACCACGAAAACATCGTAGAAGAGGGAGAAGAATAACATGGCTAATAAAATCACTACCTTTTTATCAGGTCAAACGGGAAAAAACGTTTCAAACATTGACCTATTGAACTCTATCCGCACCCGTGCCAGCGCTGACTATCAGGCAGACATTCCTGTACTTGAGGGCGCACGCATTAACCACGCAACCGTGCCGTATCAGGATTTTCAAAAGCACGCTAACGAGTTTTTCACAGCTTTGGTAAACCGCATTGGCTCTACAGTTATTAAAGCCCTTACTTATGAAAATCCGCTTGCTATTTTCAAGTCAGAGACCTTTGAGTTTGGGGACACGTTACAAGAAATCTATGTGCACCCAGCAGAGAAGAAAACCTATGACGCAAAATCAGACGTCAGCCCGTTCAAATTCGCTGATACAGACATCGAAGTATTCTATCATACTTTGAACAATGAAAACTACTATGAGCGCACGTTTGAGCGTGCTTGGATTCAGAAAGCTTTTGTTTCTGATATGGCGTTTGATGAGTTTGTGGACAAAATGTTTACATCACTCCTCTCATCTGATACGCTGGACGAGTATCAAGCAGTTAAGGGCATACTTGAGAAATCACTTGCAGAAGTCTCTTATACAGACCTTAAGGGCAAGGCTAAGAAAATCACAGTAGCAGGTACGAAGATTGACGAAAACAAACAAGACTTTGTCGTAGACTTTAACCAGTCACTTATCAACTTGTCTAAACGTTTCACAATCCCAAGTCGTACAACGTTTAACAATCCAGTAGGCGTGCCAAACATGACGGCAATTGAAGACCAGTATCTAGTTATTTCTGCTGAGTTCTCAACTCACTTGGATATGTTACTTGCTAATGCTTTCAACATGGATAAAGCAAGCGTTTTGGCTCGCACAATCGTGGTAGATGATTTTGAAAAATTCACGGGAGAGGGCGCAAACAATGGACGTAAGCCAGTCGCTTTCCTTATTTCAGCTAAATCTATCATTAACAAAGATAAGCTAGTACACATGGAAGCAATTCGCAACCCACGCAACATGACCTACAACTATTTCTACCACCATCACTACATGACAAGCCTTTCACTTTTTGAAAACATTCATTTCTGGTATGTAGAGGAAGCCTAAAGGCTGACCAAGGGCGGGCAATAGCCCGCCTATTTTATTAAGTGAAGGGGGACTAAATGAGTTACAAGAATTACAAGCGACATCTTGGCAAGATTGAGCTAAACAAAGAAACAGTAGAGCGTAACCGTATCGCCTTTTATGATTTTTATTTCAATTATTTCTATAATATTGTGGTCAACTATTTCACTTGGGAGGGTTTGCCTAATGATATTGACGAACTGTTTATAGAGAAAAAGCTGATAGAAAATGGACATGTGGCTTTCTTCCATGATGATACGTTTGGCTTTATTGCACAGGGTGGAACACGGGGAGAACGTTTAAATCATTATGACCAGCCTTTGACCTATCAACCCGTTAACGCTAGCAGTATGAACTATTTTAAACAAATGGAAATCGCTTATACTGAAAACGATTTTAGGGTCATTTCAGAGCTACATGAGGACAACCCAGACAAAATCAAAAGACCTTGCATTGTGATTCCTAACAATAATTTCTATGAGCCATATATAGGGTATTTAGAGTTATTTTGCGAAAAGTTGGCAGATATTGAACTGACAATACAGCTAAATAGAAACGCACAAATCACACCGTATTTTATTTTTGCGGACAATACAAACGTGCTATCTATGAAGAATATTTTCAATAAGATTGCCAATTTTGAACCCGTGGTATATCTGAACAAACAGAAAGACCAAGACGGGCAAGACAGCTTTAAGCAATTATCTGATTATATCCAAGTATTCAGAACGGACGCACCGTTTTTACTTGACAAGCTACATGATGAAAAGTTAAGGGTTATGAACCAACTCCTGACCTTTATTGGTATCAATAACAACCCATCAGATAAAAAAGAAAGGCTAGTTGTATCAGAAGCAATTTCTAATAATGGGGTTATCTCTGCTAATATAGAAGTAGGCTGGAAGTCCAGAAGAAAATTCGTTGAGCTTATCAATAAATGCTATGGGTTAGAAATCAGCGTGAAACCAGCGGAGACTATCCAGCAGTTTAACCTTGACAAAGTGGCGCTAGACCTAGCAGAAAAGGAGGGGACAATCATTGACCCAGAATAACACGACAGCAACGATTGCAACCTTTTTAAAATCCAGATATAGAAATCCCGTGACGGGACGACTGGACGGCTTGGCAGTTGATGAAAATGGTGACTTTCTGCACTATAACACGATTATAGACCAGACCTATAACGAGTTATTTAAGGACATGGAGCTAGTAAACGGAGTTTCAGACAATTTCAAGAAAGAGTTTTGCAAGCACTTTTACAACAGGGAAATTGGTTTGGAGACTTTCGCCCGTTTCCAGATAGCGCTTGAAGAAGTTTTAAATAATGAGTGTTTCAATCTGTTTAAATATCTTGCTGAAATCAGGAACAAGGCTATCAAGGACTTAAACCAGTCTATGAACATTGACACAGTAGGCAACCAGAAAGCAGACGGGCAAGCCTTACAGATTGCCAACACTACACCACAGGAAAGAAAAGAAATCGTCTTTACTGACCGCTATGGGATTATAGAGTACGCTGATAACTTGGTAGAGAACCACCAAAAGAACAACGCAGACACAAAAAGCAACGTCTCAGGGTGGAGCGGTTCAAGCCTTGCCGAACGCTTACAAGCTAATGCAGAATTAAAGGATATACAATTCCAGATTTTCAACGTTTGCGACAAGCTATTTTTACAGGTATTTTAGAAAGGGGTATAGATGAAAGATTTATCAAGCGCTAAAATACTAAAATATGATAGTATGTTAGAAGAAATCACGCTTTTCAGCTTTCAAGACTTTGCTTATAGTGATGATGGATTGTATTATATCCAGTCAAATAGCAGACGGTTAGGCGACCTTGCTAAGTTGTGGATAAAGCTAAAACCTATCAGCTATCACTATGAAAGCATTGAAAATGAAACTTTCTGGACTATCAGGAAGAGCTACCAGCCGTTACAATCTATTAAGGCACTTCTATTCATTCGCTTTAAGATTGTGGGCGCTTATTATAGCTTTGAACGATTAACCAGCAAGAGCAAGCTGAAAGGCTTTGCTAGAGTGATTGACGACAATAACTATTTTTCACGCATACCCCTTGTAAACGAGGCGGTTCACTGGGATAACGGGGTTATCGTAACACCTAACTACCAGATGAACGTCACAGGCTTACAAGAAAAACGGGTAGAGATTGACGGTCAGCAACTCCTTGAAGATTGGGCTACCTTTAAAATCAATGTAGAAAACGATAGAAAGGGAGTGCCTCGCACCGTCATGACAGCAGAAAGAGGACATGAAAACCTATGATAATTATTAACTTGTCCGAGACAACGGACACAATACAGATTGAAGTGCTGGGACATGGAGACGATAAAGACCAATCTTGCGCCCGTGTTTCTACCGTTTGCGACTGTATCTATTTAGGGTTTAAAGACCAGCTAGAGAAGTATAAAAAGCATAACGGCTACACACTTTTAATTGCTAACAAGAAAAAATTAGGACGTAAAGGGGCTTTACTGGTTCGGTATCTTGAATACCTAGCAGACTTAAAAGACCTTTACCCAAACTCAATCAAAATCATAGATAAAACAAAAGGAGAATCAGAAGATGGCAACAAACAGTAATGAAGTAATTGACCCAAAGAAAAAGACAACTAAAATTGTCCGAGGTATTCACTCATGGATTAAGTTCCAGAAACATCAGGGTATTGAGAGCCTAACTATTGAGGGTAAGCAAACACTTGCGGATATTTCACAGGATAAGAACGGAGACGCAACCCTATTACTAAAAGCAGATAGTGATAAAGTGGATGCTGTTTCTTCTAACGTACCTTATTTAAGAGTTGCACACACTACAGACGGGTCAGAGCCGTACCAAGAAAAAACAGCAATCATCAGCCAAGATTTAACGCTGTTCCCTTTGCGTGATGGTAAACTGATTAAATTTACAAAAGAATCAGAATCTATTTCAGTAAATGAAGACGCTTTGAAAGAATCTATTTCAGAAATGATTGAAACTGAAATTGAAAAAATTCCAGTTACACTTGGTTATTATGCTAGAATATTCAGCCAATTTGAAAAAGTAACCACTAACATTACTTTTAAAGACGATGAAGAATTTACCGGTTACTTGCTTATCCATGTTAGAGGGGAACAAGGCGCAACAACTTTCTTCCATTTCAACAGAGAAGATTTTGTCAACAGCGACCAACCTTATAAAATCTTTAATGATTATCTGTTAAGTGTTAGAGCTGAATTAACACCAGAACAAAACCTAGTTTTGACCTTTAACCAACATGAACAAATTGGAAAATTTGAACTATATTATCAATGGTTTACAAGTATGAAAAAAGCGCCTATTGAACCACGTTTTCAAGAAAAGCGCATTTCAACCCGTATAGAATTTCCAACAGAACATTTTGACGGCTATAAAGACCCTACACCTAACTTAGAATATAGTTCACTACCGCCAGTTAACAATGCACCAGCAGAAACACCATCAGCGCCATCTATCGGAGAGTTTCCAAGAGCGAACACAGAGCCAACACCTCCTATTGAAACAGAGGGAAACGTTCCAGAACCAATAGCAGATGAAGAATCACACTAAAATAAGAAAGGATTTTAAAACATGAATCCAGAAGAATTTAAAGAAGAATTTTTCAGAGCCTATCGGGGGCGGTATTCGTCTTACTGGGTGGAGCGTTGGGGACTTATCCCCTCAATCCCTACCAGCTTCGATAATGCCAATTCTATGTACGAGCTTTTGGCTTGGATACAGCGTGCCTTTAAGCAACTACTAGATGATTTTGTGGCGCTGGAAAGTGAACTGGAAGATTATAAGAACGCTTTAACAGAACTCCTAGAGCAACTTATCCCCCTCCTTATCCGCCGTTATATGGAAAGCAAGGAAGCTGATAAATGGTTTAACGATAAGGCAGACATCTACTATAACAAGATTATCAAGCCTTATATTGACACAGAAATAGCTAAAGTCAATAAGAAAATCGCTGACCTTGAAAAGAAAGTAGATGATGAAGTTAAGCGCCTTGATGGACGGATTGACGCTTTAAACGACAAGCTAGAAAAAGAAATCAAGAAGCTAGACGATAGAATCACGCAGGAAGTCACTAAGTTAAACGAGCGTATCACAGCGGAAAACAACGCCCTCAAGGAGAAAATCGAAGCCCTAGAAAATGCTTTGCGTAAAATCATTGAAAACCTTGAGGGTTCAGGCGCTTGGACTGGTGGCTTGACTGGTGGATTTAACCAAGGGCGCAACATTGCAACAGGTAACATCAACTTGTTTGGTGGTACACCAGATGGAAACAGCTTTATCAGAACCAACAACGGAAGCACAGAAAACGACTTGTCAGGAGGTATCTAATGCCTTTAGAAGCACGCTTTTCAACCTCTACCACAGCCAACGTAGAAAACTTTGGTACAGGGGTAGCACCGTGGACGGAAGCCTATGCCAACGCTTGGCAGTTCTCAGGGGACACAGACTACGGGTACATGACCAACGGAAACACGACCTATATACAGTACGGGCAAAATGACCCGTCTGTATGGGCGTCTATGCGTTTCTGGGGTGAATCCGTTGAAATCCTAGAAGAGACAAAAAACGATGATAATTCTATCACAGCGAAAATCAGAGTAAAAGCCCTTTTCTGGTGGAGTAAACGGGTCAGCTCAAACGCTGGGTATCGGGTAGAATATGATATTAAAATCAACGGGCGCACCGTTTGGACGTTTAGCGGATATACAACCGATGAAGTGATTAAAAATGATGAAGTTGCCCAAGACTTTACCGTAACCATTCCAGCCGAAGAAAGTTCATCAGCCAGTGCCTTAAATATCAATGTAAGCTATCCAGATGGGCAATATTCAGATAATTCTTTTTATGTGGGTGTGTACCTATATAATACCAACAAGAAAAAGCCTAAAACGTTGAAACCGTGGGCAGTCCGTAAGAGCGGAATCTTTAAGACCTTAAACCGTCCAAGCGGTATCTTCCAACAGCGAAAAAACGGTTGGCAAGACATCAGCGCCCAACCCTCAAACGCAGTCGGGCAAGCAGTCAGCGCACCGCACAGCGTGAGAAAATCGGGGCAATGGATAGGACAAGGACAGATAGGACAAGAATAAGGGAGGGTTTCAGCCCTCCTATTTTTAAAGGAGAATCTATGCAAGAATCAACCAAGATATGGCTTTATGCAAAAAGCCCGTTTAAAAATGATTATGCCAATGTGATAAACTTTGAGACAATTGACGCTATGGAGAATTTTTTTACAAAGAAGAATCCGCATATAGAAATTGTGTACGAGTATGACAAGTTTCAATATACACAAAGAAACGGCTCTATCGTAGTTTCTGGACGGGTAGAGAAATATGAAAATGTAACCTATATGAGGTTTATCAATAACGGGAGAACCTACTATGCCTTTGTCTTTGACGTGCTTTATATCAATGAAGACGCTACACGCATTATATATGAAGTGGACGTATGGAACACCTACCAGCACGAACTAAAGGCGCTTAACGTAATCGGGCAAGTGGAACAGCAGACGCTTCCTAATGAATTGTGGGCGCTAAAAGACAGTCAGCAAGGCTTTTCAGTTGGGACAAAGTACGCTACACGGGCTGGAGAAGTCGGGATAGATACAGAGTGGCTTGTAGTTGTCGCAAAACCTACTATTAAGATGACCACCAAGGCAAACAGACCTGTAAACATGAGTTATTCAGGTATGCAAAAAACCTTTAAATACTTTTTTATCCCTGTAAATTTGAAAAGCGGAGCGTCCAGACCTTTTATTTTCCAAGGCAAAAAGTATGATAGCTTTTACCTTGAAAACCTTTATAAACACCTTTTCGGGTTGAATCAGGACGGGTCAAGCACCGTAAACCAGATTGTCAATATGTATTTAAGCCGTGACATCGGGGTAAAATACAAGGAGACAACAGACGGCGACAAGACCTATATAGAAATCTTATCCAACATCACGGGAAGCGTTGCAGAAATTGGGCGCAAGAATAGCCGAAACTATCGGACATCAGGTAGTAGCTCAAGCGGTGGAAGTGGTAGCACCAACGAAGAGGGCGACACGTCAACCGAGGAAAGCCGTGTTAGGTTGGTTACTAGAATTATCAAGAAGCTAGTACCAGACGCAACGGCGGAGGGTATCGCTGGAATTATTGGGAATTTTTCAGCAGAAAGCAACGTCACAGCCAAGAAATACGAGGCGGACTATGCTACAGGTTACGAGTACGAGAAAATGGAATCAGAGCCAACAGCGGAAAACCTCATGGGAAGCTGGGGCGCTTTTGCTAGTCTCTACTCTATCAGCTTAAACGAAGCAGGCTATAGAGGGTCAGACGGTAATCACTGGATAGGTATTGGGATAGGACAATGGACTGGACCAAGGGCAGAAGAGCTTTTGAACTTTGCACGAAGTCAAGGGAAATCACTTTGGGATTTTAACCTACAATTTCAATTCATGAACCAAGAGAGCAGGGCGAACACGTTTAGACGGGTAGCCAGTTCATCAGCCAGCGCCAGCACCAATGCAAGCGACTTTATGAACAACTGGGAGGGTGTAGCCTACAAAGAAGCGGAACGCATAGAGCAGGCTAACGCTTGGCTTTCAACCATTCAAGACGAGTTACAGAAAGGGTAAACAATGGCAGAAGCAACAGAAACGCTAAAAGCACTAAATGAAATCAAGTCAAGGGTAGGAACAAGCGTAGGAAACGGGCAATGTTACGGGCTAGTAGCCTTGTATTCTCAACTGCTGGGCGGTTGTGACATTGGGGGAGGTATCAACACCCCGAACCCTAACGGCAACGGCAGACAAGCCAGCGGAAGCGATACGCAGAGGGGCATGAGTGCCAGCAACATCGGTGGTGATTATGATTGGGAAGCGCTGGGTTGGAAAGTCCGCTTTGACCCGTCTTGGGCTGATTTAAGAGTAGGCTGTATTGTCTGCTATATACCAAGCGGAAACAACATCTGGGGGCATACCTCCGTTATTTCAGCCGTCAACGGCTCAAGCTATGACGTAATAGAACAAAACTACGCTTGGAGCGGTTACACAACCGAAAGAAGCGGTATAGATACGATTGACAACATTGAAAGTATTATCTACCCTCCTGAAATCGTAGCAGGTGGAGACATCGGAGAAATCACAGGGAACACAGGGGATAAACAGCTAGGCAACGGGGACTACTCAAAAACAGCCTTTGACGTGGAAGCCTTGCTGATTGAGGTGGACGGATTTTTTGACTATAGACCTAACGTTTATGAAATCCCTAACTTGTTGAAGATAGCACATGACCAGATACAAGAGGGCTTACGCTCATATATGGGTAAAGACGACCTAGAAATAGAAGTACAGCTATTAAATAGTGAGTTTACGGAGATAGAGCTTTATGATATTTATGGTAATAGTTATGTGTATCAGCCCCAATATTTACCAAGGACTATAGACGAAGCTCACAAGTATAAAGTTATTGTAAGCGGTAGCCTTGGAGATAGTAACCAAGTCCATATTAACTTTTTAGAGTACAACAACGCTAACAATATAAGCTACGCTGATAAAAATATTCTGGATAGCTTGGAGAGTGGCGACTGGGCAGAACACAATCCAGAGCATTTTAAATACGGATTGAATGACGTGACAGGTAAAAGCGTTGCAATCCTAAATGACGCAGAAGCCAGCTATATTCAGAGCCATAAGAATCAAATGGAGCATACACAGCTTACATTTAAAGAGAATCGGGACATGCTGAAACAGAGCGTAGACCTATCTAATAAACAAGTCGCTACAGCTAACTCACAAGCCAGCTATAACGCACAATTTGCCGTAGATAGCGCCAACATCAACCAATGGACAGAGGGTGCAAGCGGTATCTTAAACGTGGCTGGAAATCTCCTAACGGGTAACTTTGGGGGTGCACTTGGTGGGCTTGCGTCTGGTGGTATGAAAGTCTTTAATGCTAACCGAGATTATAACGATAAGGTAGTACAACAAGGTTTTACAAGTGAAAACAACGCCTTAAAATCTCAATCTAATGCCCTTGCAAACATGAAATCTAAGATAGCACTTGACCAGTCTATCAGAGCTTACAACGCAACGATGGCAGACCTACAGAACCAGCCTATCAGCGTGCAACAAATCGGGAATGACCTTGCTTTCCAAAGTGGGAACAGACTGACAGACGTATATTGGAAAGTCTCCCTAGCTCAAAAAGAAATCATGGGACGGGCGAACGAGTATATCAAATGCTACGGGGTGCTTGTCAACTGGTTTACTAATGACGCTTTGAGTGTTATGAGGTCAAGAAAACGCTTTAATTATATCAAGATGATTAACGTCAACCTTGGAACACTAAGAGCGAACCAGTCACACATGAACGCTATACAGGCTATTTTTCAATCAGGCGTAAGGATATGGAATTATTCAGCCAATAAAGAAGACGGCATTTTGTTTGATATTCAGAAAAACAATCCGAATTTTTAAAAGTATGATATAATAGAATTGAAAGGAGTGATTTTCTATCGAAGTACAAGAAAAATGGTACAATCCACAAAAAATGCTATCTTATAACCAGTATCTTAATTTTGTAATCGGTGGGCGTGGGATTGGGAAAACCTTTGCACTCAAGAAATATCTGTTTAAAAGGTTCATCGACAAAAGGGAGCAATTCATCTATTTAAGACGGAACAAGTCAGAGCTTGACCGGATAGACAAAGACAAGTTTTTCACTACCGAGTTATTAAAGCAAGTTTTCACAAACTTTGAAGTGATAGACAGCGACGCTAGTAAAATTCATACTAAGATTATTTTCAGAGCTGACAATATGGAAGAGGAAGAAAATATTTTAGTTTTGTCTTCTACTAAGATAATACTTAACGGGAAAATCGTTTGCTATCTCAAGAGCCTTTCTACATGGGTAGACTTGAAAGGGTCTGAGTATGATGAGGTAATGAGTATTCTCTACGATGAGGTGTTGATAGACGTTACCAGTAAAAAGAGGTATCTTGATAACGAGGTGGAAGCCCTACTAAACTTTATCTTCTCAGTATTCAGAAGACGGGACGGGTGTCATGCTTATCTATTATCAAATGCAAGTAATTTCAACAATCCCTATTTTGCCTTTCTGAAATTCTACGATGACAACGGCAAGCGCTTTTACAATATGAAACAATACGCAACCTTGATAGAGTTCCCCCCTCATTCAGCCTTTCAAACAGAGGAAGAAAAAGAGAGCGGATTCTATAGGTTATTGAGTAAGTCCAGTATTTATGAAAGCGTTGCAAACAATCAATTTCAGATTAAGAACGACAAGAATATAGCGAAGATTAAAGGCTTGAAGTCTAGGCTGTATAGTTTCTATTGTGACGGTACTTTCTTAACAGGGTACTATATCGACAATATGGTATATATCGCTAAAGGATTTGACAAGAATTTGACCGCTTATTGTCTGGAGGTGGAACAAGTGGAAGATGGGTTTGTTTACTTGAATAAAGCCAGTGCACTAGGTAAGACTTTACGGAGTTTGTACTTAAAAAATATGTTTATTTATGAAGATTTAGAAACTAAAAACAAATTTATAGAGGTTATCAATCATGTTATATAATATTATGCTAGAAGTTGCTAAAGGCGACTATATCACAATTCTCTTTGCTTTGATTCTGTTTGACTTTATCACAGGCTTTCTAAAGGCTTGGAAATGGAAAGTGACCGATAGCTGGACAGGACTAAAAGGAGTTATCAAACATACCCTTACATTCATTTTTTACTATTTTGTGGCGGTATTCTTGACCTATATTCACGCTATGGCAGTTGGTCAGACTTTGCTTATTATCATTAACTTATACTATGCTTTATCAATCATGGAAAATCTCGCTGTTATGGGTGTCTTTATCCCCAAATTTATGACGGCTAGAGTACAAGAAGAGTTACAGAAATACACAGCACAACTAGACACAGGGAAAGACCTGCTGGAAGAATTTAAAGGAGAAAAGAAATAATGGTTAAAAAGAATGATTTATTTGTAGACGTTGCAAGTCATCAAGGTTACGACATTTCAGGAATTTTGGAAGAAGCAGGGACAACCAACACAATTATTAAAGTGTCAGAAAGTACAAGCTATTTAAACCCTTGTTTGTCTGCTCAAGTAAGCCAGTCAAACCCTATCGGATTTTATCATTTTGCTTGGTTTGGTGGAAATGAAGAAGAAGCAGAAGCAGAAGCTCGATATTTCCTTGCTAACGTACCTACACAAGTAAAATACCTTGTATTGGACTATGAAGACCACGCAAGCGCAAGCGTACAAGCAAACACTAACGCATGTTTACGTTTTATGCAAGTTATCTCAGACGCTGGATATACACCTATTTATTATAGTTACAAACC